TTACAACGACGCATGGAAACAGATAATACCTGACAGACCTCGTCATGTGTTTGAACGAAACATTAAATACATACGAAACAACGGTAACCCTTGGGGCTACGGTACAGGACGTTGGCTTACTCATTCTACAAAACCTGTAGTTGATGCTCAGCATTCAGGACATACTGTAAGACCATGGGCATGGTTTGCTGTACCAAAAGAATCTTTATTTAAACTTAACTTATTAGGAGTATTAATATGAATATATTTGCTGTAAACGACGATCCAAGACTGGCTGCACTAGAATTGCCAGATAAACTCATACCAAAAATGATTGTGGAATCTGCACAAATGTTATCAACTGCACATCGCGTGCTTGATGGCGATGCAGGAGCAGACGCTAAACTTTTATACCAAAAAGCATATGAAAATCATCCTTCAACTATATGGGTTCGACAAGATGCTATGAATTATTGGTGGTTGTGGATGCATGCACTAACACTCTGTGAAGAATATAAATGGCGATTTTCTCCCGATGGAAACAATTTAGCAAAAAATCACAAAACAGAGTTTGTAATACACCAATTACAAGACCTACCAGTTAACATTCCAGCTAAAAAAGAAAACAGGTGGCAAGTACTAGCTGATTTACCTTTATGTATGCCTGACCAATACAAACATGGTAAAGAGCATCAAGTGTATGCTGTAGAGTCTTATCAACAATTTGTTACGCAAGACAAGCCTTACATGGAAGATGTGTTCAAAGCGTACGCTCGTGCAATAACAAGAAAATCGCACTGGGAGAACCATCACAGTAATTCGTCTAAAATAGATTACCCACCACAATGGGTAACTAGAAATGCTACACCAGAACAGAAAAAACATATTGACTTGCACAAGTTGATGAACCCGGAGAGTGCAGTATGACACGTAGAAAAAACTTAATTAATAGACAAAAGTCAACATTACAACCAGCAACCTTAGCACGCGTATCTCGTCTAAGACTACTTCAAGATGGTCATCCTGAAGAAATCGATCTGGAAGACGCACCAGACTCTAGAATTGTTAGAAGATTAAAAAAGAAACAACAAAGGAAGATGAATTATGGACGAAAATAAAACAATGACAACAAGTAAACCAAACGGAACACTTTCACAAAGACAGTTAGAAATTATTCGTGCTGCACTAAAACGTAGAGGTATAAAAATTGACTGAAACTATAACTACAATATCAGAAGCGGTAAAAATTGTAGAAACATTTATACAAGATATGGCTGACGATAAACTAGATACTGGTGATAAAGAAAAGTTAGCAAAAGCTGAGAAGCAATTTGCTAAATTAGAACACGCTATGCGTATAATTAAAAACCGACTATGAAGACCAATATATCAATTGAACTAACGAACGATGAACGAATGAACCTTGGACAAAAGTTCTATAATAAAAAACGCATGATAACGCGTGCCGACCTTAATCATATAGTTAAGAAATTTATAGGCGATGTCCTTGAAGCTACACCCCCCACCCCCAAACAGGTTGATGAAGACCCTTTGCTAGCCAAAGAATGGTCAAGTCTAACCCAACTAAAAAACTATTTAGAAAAAGAAACTCAAGTAGAAATATTAGAGTTCAATGGTTTTGAACTTATTGTGCAGGACAATGAATACACACACATATACACACTAGGTGATCGTCTGTACAAAAAGAAAAAGGGCCTACAAAAGTAAGCCCTTTTTACACTTTATTGATACTAGGAGAAAATCAACTCCTAATAGTCTAAGTTATGTTTATGCTATTGTCTAGCTAAAATAACCTATGACTGTAATTGTACCAGCAGCTCCAGTCCCGGGGCCGACTTGTACATGAATATCAATAGTATCGTCTGCAGTAAACTCAATTGGCTCGATTGCGTCATCATCTGCACTAAGTGCACTGAAAAGCTCGATACCACCACCTTGAGCAATAGTTGAACCATCTTTAATTGCAGTAGAGTTAGCACCAGTAGCAGTTGTGCTGTTACCGTAACCAATATCTAATACAATTGCTGGTGAACCATTTGTGTCAAGGTCAGTAGATACTACTCTTAACGCGTGCAAAGTTTCCCCTGCATATACGTTTAAAGCTTGTATTACATCATTTACTGCTAAGACAGGAGTAGAAATAGTAGCTTTTCTTGTGAACATTTGTCCTTCAGGAAAGCCTTTAAAAGCTGAATTGCTTTCAACATTTCCACTTTTTCTTAACGTTGCTATGCTTGGCATATCATCACCTTTAATATTAAAAGTTATATTTACGTATCACTTGCAAGTGTGATACCCTTAATTCACAAACATAAAGCATTTAGGATAAATGTCAACAGTCTAGGAGGACTAATATGTCAACATATGTAATGGTAAAACGGAACACTAAAAGTCCGTACATTTACCCGGATGAACATACCCCGTATATCCAATTTAAAAAAGTACGTTTAGCTACTGCCTTTAACATGGTGAACTCTCGCATAGGCTGGGAGCGTGCCAAGAAAGGTGATTATGAACGCTGGCAAAAATTAATGATACAACAAAGGAGATCTAAATGAATGTAATTACACTCGACTTCGAGACTTATTACGATACAGAACACTCGCTAGCACATCTCAGTGCTGTGCAGTACGTGCACTCACCCCTGTTTAAAGTGTGGGGCGTTGGTATAAAAATGAATGATGAACCAACCGAATGGTTCGGAGCTGACGAATGTGCAGACGCAATTAGTGCTATACAATGGGACGAAGCTGCAGTTGTGTGTCACAACACTCTGTTTGACGCGTACATACTTACCCAGTATTACAAGGTGTATCCTAAATACTATTACGATACAGCAGCCATGGCCCGGGGGCTTGCACCCAATGAAAGTTCATCGTTGAAAAATACCTGCGAGCGTATGTTTCCAAACGATAAAACAATGCGTAAGGGCGACGAACTTGTGAATGCAAAAGGTATTTTTGACCTACCACCTGATGTAGAAGAACAAATAGCTGGCTATTGTATACAAGACGTTGACTTAACTTATGCATTGTATAATGTTATGCAGCCTAATTATCCACAGTCAGAACTTGACCTTATAGATCTAACCTGTCGTATGTATGTAGAGCCTAAGTTATTTCTTAATCGTACATTACTGCAGGCTCACAAAGACGACATTGCCACAAATACTGCACAGCTCATACAAAACTCCGGGCTTACACGTGCACAATTAGCTTCACAAAAACAATTTGCTGAACATTTAGAGTCACTCAACATCACAGTGCCAACCAAAAAATCCCAGCGAACTGGAAAAATGATTCCTGCGTTTAGTAAAACAGATAAAGCTTACACTCAAATGTGCAACATGTACCCACAGTACAAACACATCTGGGATGCAAGAGAAGCTGTAAAGTCACGTATTGAAGAAACACGTGCACAAAGACTGCTAGACGGATGTAATCCCGACGGAACTCTTTCCGTGCCATTACGATACTATGCAGCACACACTGGTAGATTCGGTGGTACAGAAAAGATAAACCTACAAAACTTACCTCGCGGTTCCAAACTTCGTAATGCAATACAAGCTGGGCCGGGAGAGATATTGTACATTGCAGATTTATCAAACATCGAAGCACGTATGCTTGCTTGGCTTGCAAAAGAACAAGATTTACTTGATTCATTTGCAGCAGGAGAAGATGTGTACAGTAACTTTGCGTCACAAATTTATAACCGACCCATTACAAAAGAAAACAAACTAGAAAGATATGTTGGTAAAACAGCAATACTTGGACTGGGCTATGGTATGGGTGCTAACAAATATCAAGCAATACTTGCACAAGGTTCACCTGCCGTAGATGTAACGCAACAAACAGCCTTAGGTATTGTTGCACAATATAGAGCAATGTATCCAAACATTCCGCAGCTCTGGAGTATAGGTAAACAATTATTGTTTTACATGTTAGACAGGACTGACTCAAGTTATACATATGGGCCGTTGTCCGTAGCTAGTAATGCACTCAAATTGCCTAATGGTATGTATCTTCAATATCCACACTTAAGATATGCTAATGGTGAATTTGTGTATGACTCAGGGCGTAATGGTATTACACGCACGCATGGCCCGCGACTTGTAGAGAATATCGTACAAGCTCTGGCCCGAATTGTAATAACAGACCAAATGCTTGCTATACAAAACATCCCGGGGATCTCCGTTGTACTAACCGTACATGATGAGATTATTGCTCTTGGCTCAGATAAGAATGCTAATGAGACATTGGCAACAATAATGGCTATAATGAAACAACCACCAGCTTGGTGTACAGAACTCCCACTAGATGCGGAAGGGGCGTACAGCAAGATATATAATAAATGAGGTAACTATGGAAACATTCTTATGGATAATATTCGCATTAGTAGTCGGCAAAGCTTTACTAAAAGCTGTACGCCCTGACTTAAACTATGCTTTAAACAAAAACATTCAAAATATTGGTAAAGCTATAAAAGCATATTACAGGTACTGTAAACAATTTTGGTAAGATGAGTAATCTAGTCCTTAGCAGGCGTAAAAAAGAAAGTATTATTATACATATCCCGGAGCTCGGGGAAGTAATCTGTACGTTCACTGTTACAAATCTAGGACCCAAACAAGTAAAGCTTGCATTCGATGCAGAATCATATGTTAAGATAGACAGAAAAGAAATTTTTGATAAACAGGAGTAAAAATCATGGAGATAATCTTTCTCAAAGCTAAACAAAAGCTTGTTAAAGAAATAACAACTGAAGAAACAAAACCCTACCCACTGGTAAAAAACTTTACCTCTGAGCATTACAATATAGAACCCAACCAAAAAGGTTTTGATAAGTTCTATGAGTTATTACAAACACATGCAGCTGCAGGTCATGCATTACACAAAGGTGATCTAAAGAAAAAATTAAAGAACGAATCGCGTGCACTAATGACTGATCGTGCTGCAAGCACACAGTTGTTAGTATTAGATTTAGACGGTATTACATTTCCCGGGGCTAAAAGTAAGTATAACACCTACGATATTCAAAATATTGCTGAAGCTTTTGTGCAATATCTCCCATCTAATTTCAGTAATGTAAGTTATATTGCACAAGCATCTGCGTCCCTTGGTATGAAAAGTAACAAAATATCAATGCACTTGTTCTTTTTACTCAACCATACTGTACAACCAAGAGCTCTGAAGGAATGGTTTCGTACACTTAATTATGAAGTAGACATTCTTGCTGACCAACTCGTATTGTCTGCTAATGGTCAAAGTATTTCTTATCCACTTGACGTGAGCTTAGCTGATAACTCTAAACTTATTTATATTGCACCACCTAAATTTACAGGTGTACAAGATCCAGTGACTGGAGATAGGTTTGTAAAGATAGACCGTGGTTCACCAACTCTAGACATAAGTGACTTAATACGAGATGTAAACCCTGAAAAAGTCCACAGTTTGTCCACACAAATAAAAGATGGATTACGTAAGAAAGCAGGGCTTGTTAAGAAAAGTGAAAAGATATCCACAGTAAATGTAAACGGAGTGTCTGAACAAGTACTTCAGAACCCTGACCGTATGAGTATAGAAATCTGTCGTATATCAGAACCTTATGTCAACTGTAACATTAACGGAGGCGACAGCGGAGCGTATTACTTTATTCTCACCAACCCACACTATATGTATAATTTCAAAGGTGAACCTATATTTGAAATTGAAAAAGCTGACCCAGAGTTTTATCAAACTATTTTCGATAAATACGCTGATAAAATTGATGGAACTAAGAATATCAAACCCATTGTTCTTCGTGATTTTTATACTGACACTTATTTTAATGGAGTTTTCGATAACACTAAGTCTCAGTTTACTGATGATTACCCCTTAACACCCACACAAAAAACATCTTTAGAAGGTTTTATGCGTACGCATAACCGACCAATGCCTGACTTTATACCTGATGCACAAGTAGTATTTGATCCTTCATCAGAAAAAGGTATACAAATGGAAACAGCTCCTTACCATGTCAACCTGTACAGAAAGTCTGGTTACATGCTTGGTGCGTCGTCTGAAGTACCTGAACTTACATACGGCACAGGGGCCGCTATGAGTAAGTACATACCAAATATTACAAAACTTATGCAGCACATACTTGGTGGAGGTAAAACTGAATTTGAACATTTTGTTAATTGGCTTGCTTATATTTATCAAAACAAACGTAAAACTATGACTGCATGGATATTTACAGGAGTCCCGGGCACTGGTAAAGGTTTGTTCATACATAAAGTCCTAAAACCTCTGTTTGGTGAGCAACAAGTACCAATGCGTTCTTTAGAAAACATAGAAGAACAGTTTAACTTGTACATGCGTACAGCCTTGTTTCTTGTAGTAGACGAGTTCCGTATGGGCGATTCAGGTAACACAGGTAGAATGGCTGACAAGCTTAAACATCAAGTTACAGAACCCACACTAACAATACGTGCAATGCGTACCAACCAAATAGAATTACCTAGCTTTTGTAACTTTATCTTTCTTACCAACCGAGCTGACGCAGTTAAAATAGAAGAAGGAGATAGACGTTACAATGTAGCACCCAGACAAGAAAGTAAGTTAGAAGAAGCACACCCTGATTTTATTAACATGCTAGCAGATGTACAAGCAGAGTTATTTGACTTTGCAGGACTATTACAAAAGTTTCAGGTAGACGAGCGTATGGCTCATACTGCACTAGAAAATGACGCTAAGAAAGAAATGAAACAAGTATCTATGTCAGTACTAGAAGAATTTGCAACTGCAATCAAACAAAGTAATTTAGAATATTTTGTAGAAATACTAGACATACCACTTACAAATACTTTTGATGCCGGCGGAATAAGTACAGCACAAAGGTATATCAAAGACTGGATAGCAAAATCAAGTACAGAAATTATTATACCTATGCAACATATTAAACTAGTGTATGATGTACTTACAGATAATAGAAAAGCGTTAGCTATACGAGATTTTACAAAAGCAATGAGTCGACTAAATGTCACTACCACACGTAAACGTGTCGGCACTGGAAAAAACAGTTCAGCTCCTAGAGGAGTTGCAGTAACTTGGGTGCTTGATGACCAAGTAAAACAAAACTTAATACAAGAACACTTTGACGATAAAGATACTACATTATTAGGAGATAAATCTGTAATGAACTAATAACTCCTAAAATGTATGCCACAACTTACGTCTGATAGACGTCCTGACATTCATAATGTCGTTGAGACGTCAAAGTCTAAAGAGCTAGGCCTTATACCCGCTTGGTCCCATTCAACCCTTAAAACGTACGAAACGTGCCCGTATCGGATATACATCTCTAAAGTAAAGAGAATATCTGAAGACTACGGACCAGCTGCAAAACGTGGTAGTGAAATACATGAACAAGCAGAACATTACGTACAGGGGACTTTAGGTGATATGCCTGACACATTAAGTAAATTTACAACACAATTTAAAGATCTAAAGTCTTTGTACGACGAAGGTAAAGTAGAATTAGAAGGCGAGTGGGGCTTTACCATAGAATGGGAAGCATGCCACTGGATGGCTAAAGATGTATGGGCTCGTATTAAATTAGATGCAATCGTACATGAAGATGATACTAGCGCACGTGTAATAGATTACAAAACTGGTAGACAGTTTGGTAATGAAATTGCACATGGACAACAGGCTTTAACATATGCAATAGGTTCATTCTTACGTTACCCAGATTTACAACATGTACAAACAGAACTCTGGTATCTAGACCATGGCACTGTAACTGAACAGTCCTACACTAGAGATCAAGCTCTTTTATTTTTACCCAAACTTCATGAGCGAGCTATGGTTATGACATCAGCAGAATCTTTTCCCCCGAACCCGAGCAAATCCAATTGTAAGTGGTGTTCATATAAAAAAGGAGAAGACCCCGCTTGTCAATGGGGTGTCGAGTAGGTATAATGCTCTCGCACTAAATATTAAATAACAAATAACAAATACAGATATGATGGAGAAAACAATAAGTGCTTATGCACATCAGGAAGAAACGACTAACTTTCTAACTAACAACCCGCGTTGTTTAGTTACTTCCGATCCCGGAACAGGAAAAACAAGGTCCGTATTAGACGCACACGTACAATGGGGAGGCCGAACTCTTGTTTTAGCACCGTTATCCATTCTGGAAGCAGCTTGGGTTGATGACATCAAGAAATTTCAACCTGATATTAAATACGGTGTTGCCTACGCTAAGAATAGACAAAAAGTATTTGAAGATACATCGCTTGATATGGTTATCACTAACTTTGAAGCGGTCAATTTCTTAGTTAAAAATCAACAGTTATTAACAAACTTTAAAAACTTAGTAATTGATGAATTTACTGCTTTCAAAAATAAAGACGCTAAACGTTCCAAGAACATTAAAAAGTTATCAGAAATATTCGAGCGAAGGGTCGGTATGTCTGGAACTCCTAATACTAATAGCATTCTTGATCTTTGGCATCCAGTCCATCTAATAGATGACGGACAACATTTAGGTTCACGATTCTATTCGTATCGTCATCAAGTCTGTACGCCACAATTCAATGGCTTTGCTAACGTATGGACAGATAAGCCCGGTATTGAAGAAGTAGTCGCTAACCAATTAAAAGACATTACAATTCGACATGCACTAGAAGATTGTATTGATTTACCTGACAATATAGTTCGAACTGTGTATACAACACTTTCCCCGCAGGTAGCTAAAATGTACAAAACACTTGCTCAAGAGTCAGTATTGTATACAAAACAAGGGACTATCAATGCAGTTAATGCAGGTGCTCGAGTCAAAAAACTATTACAACTTGTTAGTGGTGGTGTATATGATGAAAACGGTCTTACTCAATATTTTCATCAAGATAGGTATGAACTTGTTATGGATTTAGTCGATGTGCGTAAACATTCGCTTGTAGCATTCAACTGGAAACACGAACGCGACGCACTTGTAGAACTTGCAGAAAAACGTGGTTATACATACGAAGTGATCGACGGTTCTGTACCTGCACAAAGACGGCCTGAAATTGTACAACGCTTTCAAGCCGGTCAAATTAAAGTATTATTTGCACATCCACAGTCAGCAGGTCATGGTCTTACACTTACTAAAGCTAATACAATTATTTGGTGTTCACCTACATACAATGCTGAACATTTTCAACAATTCAATAGACGTATACATCGTTCTGGTCAAACTCAAAAAACTGAAACTATACTTATATCAGCTAGAGATACATGGGAATCAGAGGTATACAATAAACTAAATGGTAAACTAAATCGTATGGAAAGTTTACTTAACGTGCTTAGTGAATTACATAAGGTATAATATGAAAATGTCAGAATCAAAAAAGATACTACAGCTAGGACAACTTCCTAAAAAAGAATTACATGAACTTACTAAAACAGATAATACTGTATTAGCTACAGCTTTAATCTATTCAATATCCGAACTAATTGCTTCTTCTTATTTACAAGAAGGAGAAGACCCGGATATAAGGGCAATTGTAAAAGAAGCAGCACAATTTGCTGTTGAACTTACTAAAGGAGTCAATATCGTATATGATGACTTACGTATTGACTTAACAGAAAACCAAGTCATCCACTAGGAGTTATTATGGAAAATCAACAAGTCACTCTTGATGATAAAATGAACATGCTTGCAGACACACGTGCAAAGCTTAAGGTTCTTCTCGACCAAGAGAAAGAACTAAAGAATGTGCAAAATGCTCTGGAAGCAGAAATCGCTGCCGATATGGAAAGACAAGGTCTTACTCAGACCGGTAACGATGCATGTACTATTTCTCTTAAAACAGAAGTAGTGCCAACTGTAGAAGACTGGGACGTCTTGCATCAACACATAAGCGACACTGGTCGTTTTGAGTTGTTACAAAAACGCATGTCAGCTACAGCATATAGGGAACTTATCGCTATGGAACCTTCGGTACCCGGCGTACGTTCCACGGAGCTTACTAAGGTTAATTACCGCAGTAAGTAAATTTAAATACGAAAAACGAAAGGTGAACAATGAGCGAAACAGCTATATCACTAGTCTCTAATACAATGCCTGCGCATGTAAAAGAGGCATCAGGGCTTGGTAATGAAAATGTCACTGCCGAGCATTTACAAACCCCAAGAGTAAAGTTACTCCAACAAATGAACAGCGAAGTGGATCCTAACCATGACGCACACATTAAAGGCGCTAAGCCCGGAGACTTTATAAATAGTATTGATGACACAAACTATGGCACAGAGCTATATGTTATCAATGTCCATTTTAAAGAAGACTTTGTACTTTGGAGAAAACGCGAGAGCGGTGGAGGACTTGTTGGTACTTATGCAAGTCAAGAAGCAGCCCTTGACCATCTTGCAAAAGAAGGATTGAAAGCTGAAGATCATGAGATTATTCAGACTCAATCACATCTATTACTTCGTAAAGACCCAGAAACAGGTGAGTTAGATAAAACTCCATTTCTTATGGACTTTGCTTCATCTAAACTAAGAGTTTCACGAGAATGGAACACTCAGATTGGACAGCTAGGAGGCGATAGATTTAGTGCTTTGTGGAAACTTAGTTCTCTACAAACACAAAACAAAGCAGCACAAAAGTTTTACAACTTAAGTGCAGCTAACCAAGGTTGGGTAACCGAAGAAGATTATGAGTATGCTAAGGAGGTATACACAAAACTTAATTTAAGTCCAACCGACTCCTAAAAGTGATGTACATACGGCGACAAGATGCGTCGTCGTATGTGCTACAATACATTACATGCGGCCAAGATCCGGTGTAATGTATGCAAGAGCGCCACTTTATAAATAAAGTACATAAAAAACTCCCTTCCACTATCTACAAATGGAAAATCAATGACGCCTACCATGGCGGTGTTCCAGATTGTTTCTACTCAGGCAATGGCGGCCTTTGTTTTGTAGAGTATAAATATAAAAAAGAATTACCCAAAAGAGACGGAACGTCTATTAATTTTAATCTAACACCCCAACAATGTGCTTGGCTCAAGGCACGTAAAGAAGAAGGTGTGCCGTGTTTTGCTGTTCTTGCTATAGGTAATTTACTTGTATGCACACAAGATTTTGATAATGTAAACAATATTACTAAATCGCAGTTCATGAGAGAAGCCATAAATATCTCAGAATTTGTAGGCAAATTAGAGAATTTGTGTGTAAAATAACCTCCATGAGTGGTAAAAACCTCTCTGCTCTACGTGGAGAGTGTAATAGCTTAGCTGACTCGCCCTGTATTGGGTGGTGTACAGTACGCCAGTTTGGGGATAAAAGGTGTAAAGGTTGTGGAAGATATGACTTTGAAGCTGATTCAACCTTCTGGTTTAATGCGGACGAATTAGTAAGAAAACTTATTAATTTACGTAATGCTGCTGCGGGTTATCAAATAAAACAACTACGTGGTTCTGCTAGACCTGTGCCTAGGGTAGTAGCAAATAGACCTTCCAAAGAAGATCCTTCAACACAATATTAATGACAAGAAATTACAAACAAGAATACGCTAAATATCAAGGTACACCTGCACAGAAAAAAAGACGTGCAATGCGCAACAAAGTACGTAGACGAGCTTTAAGAGAGGGTCTTGTTACAAAAGGCAGTGGCTTTGATATACACCACAGAGATGGAAATCCAATGAATACTAAGCGTTCAAACTTAGTAGTTCAACATTCTAGTCAGAATAGATCTTTTAAAAGAGATAAAAACGCAAGAAAAGCTTAATAGCGTCTTCTTTTACCCATTTTCATAGGTTTAGGTTTTTTATTTATCTTCTTTTTCTTTTTACCATTTGAGCCATATCCAGCCATATTAGTACTCCGCTTTAGTGTTTTTAAATTTACGATGTGATTTGGTGTCAACAAATATAGATTGTTTTTCACCGGGTACAGAACCGTCGTGATTCGGAACTGTAGAATACTTCTTAGTGCACAAGTCTTTGTATGTGTGCGGTTCTTTATGATTTAAAGGTTTATTTATCATATCTCTATTTTACACAAATACAGGATCCAGATCCATGTGTTTGTAATACATTAACATTTCCAACGTCTACGTGCTTGTCTTAACCTAGAGTTAGGATTCTTCGCAGCTTTTGGAAACTTCTTCATTTGTCCTGCAGAACGTGCACAAAAAGATTTACGTCTTTTTGCAGCCTTACTACCTTTCTTTACTTTACCAGTAACAGCGGTCTTTAACTTAGATCCGGGATTCAGACGTCTGTAGGCTTTTACACCTGCACGAGTCATACCTGCACCAGACTTCGTAGAACGGAAGTTCTTCTTGTTTCTAGCAGGCATTTTACTTCTTCTTCTTTTTTGTGCCACGTCGTTTCCTTTTTACTATAGTTTTTACATTTGTAGGTTTGCCACCCGGGTTACCTGCTCTACGTTTACGTGCTACCGCACTACGTCTTTGAGCAGCTGTCATACTACGGGCCTTAGACCGTGGTACGCATTTCGGGTATGCACGTTTGCTTTTCTTAGCCGATTTACGACCGCAAGCTTGATACCTACCCTTTTTCTTAGGTGCACCAATGTCCACCCAATCACCTTTTTTACCTTTACCAAACCAAGCTGTTAAGCCTCCTTTGGGTTTCGTGTTAGCCATTACCTGTAACCGCCACCACGTTTCTTGTACGTACGAACTAACCAACCATTAGCATATGCGGAGGGGTAAACTTTAAATTTACGTTTAGCTTCCGCTTTTACTCTTGCATACAATGCAGGGTTAGTTGGCGTAGCTCCCTTTTTCTTCTTAGTTTTTCTTTTTTTTGCTGGCATTTTTGCCCTCCTTAGTTTTAGATATCCCTGAAATAGCACCATAGCCTCCAGCCATTCTGAAAAAACTCTGTGCTAACCATATACTTTCTTCTGAATTATTTATCATTTCTTTTTTCTTCTTTTAGTTTTAAGTTTTCTAAAATCTGCTCCAGTAATCCTATTTCTTGGTGGGGCGACTCTAGCTATCTTCTTTTGTTTTTTAGATAATTTTTTTCCGGGCATTATGTACCTACCTGTTTTTGTGCCTTTTTATGGGCTTGTCTAAATGTATCACCCATAAGCATTCTACGTTTCATATACTTCATATGTTTTGCCGTATGATGCTTAGAATGACGCTTCATAGCTCCTTCTTGACGTTTAGTTAATGCTTTCTTCTTAACCTTCATAGAGGTTTTTTTTCTAGTTCTGGGCATTTTTCAACATCTCCGCTAATTTATTTATATCCATTGCAGGTTCAGGAGTTGGGTCATTAGCACTATTTGGTGTACCTTGTGGCACTAATCTACGTTCAGTGACCGGAGTTGTGCCTGCCATACCTGTACCCATTTCTTTCATTTTTCTAGTAGCCATAGTTTATTTTACCTCATTATTGTCGTCTTTCAAAAAAGACCTTAGTTTCTGTGCCTTCTCTTCAGCTGTATCAGCATGTAGTTCAGAGTCTACAATCTTCTCTAGCTTCAATGTATCAATTTTTTGATTTGATATATAACGCCACGTATAACCGTCATCGTTGTACACACCAAATACTGTTTGGGCAAACCCTACTTTTATAATAAGTGCGGTATCACCATCTAAAATTACTTTATCTCCTTCTTTGAATGACGACGTCAAACGGAAAGTAGCGCCTTTTACAAAGCCTACTGCCCAATCTTTTACAGCTAAACCAACCAATAGAGTTAGTACAAACCCTAAAAATTCAATGTAAAAGTCATTTAACGTAAGTTCAAACATAGTCATATCATACATAATCTAATGTAGTATTCTCCATAAGAAATTCAAAAAATTTTCTAAAGTCTTCTTTCTTAAGAAAGGGTACATCTTTTCTCATGTGTAGCATTCGATATTCAGTATACGCTATTTCTAATTGTTCTTCCGTGTACAAAATCATTCTGGTCTAGTGGGCCACACCACATCATGGTAGTCGTTTAATTCTGCATACTTAGAAGGAAGATCTCTCAAAGCTTGTCGGTAAGTAGCCCATTCTGCTTTTTTTGCATCAGATAACGGGCTATCTGCAGCTTGAGTCCAATCAGAAACGAGTAGCAAATGGTCTCTTTGCTCTCTCAAGATAACGAGTGGGGCTGGTAAAGTTTCAGGACTCCATATACCCATTTTATACACCTAAACCAAAAACCATAAGAGTCCCGGAAATCCTCAATGCACTACCACTGCCATCTACATTCGATGAAACCGTTGCATTTTTAAACGCACCATACATTTTTATTTGAAATGTAGTATTTGCTGCTAAATTAGAGCCAGTATGAAGAGCTAATGTATAAATATCCATGGCTGCTGTCCCATTCGCATATTGAAAGGTACCATTATTAGAACCCGAGAGAGGGGATCCACTTGAGTTACAAAGTTGTAGGACGATTGCTTTTTCTTCATCACCATTAAAAGTAGCATTTACAGTGTGATAAGCAGTAAAAATATATGGTTTACTTCTACTTGTAGTAGTAAATGAAAGGGTAGCTATTTGTGAAAAAGAACCTCCAGAACCATTTTGGTAGTAGGGATAGCTTGACAGGTACGAAGTTAAACTACCACTTCCTCCATAAAACTTATTTACCGTACCTACACTATTTGTGGTTTGTTGAATAAATCCAGTTGAAGATGCTATATTTCCCGCTGAACCTATAACCCCTTTAGATGATATATCTAAACTATTACCACTAATTCTATTTGCAGAAAGTGTTCCAGTAGTAATTTTACCAGCACTTAAATTAGCTACTTTTGCATCGGTTATAGCAGCATTAGCTATCTCAGCAGTACCTATTGTTGCATCAGCAATAACACCAGAAGCTGCAGTTATAGAGTCAGCAGTAAAAAAATCAGTAACGTTTGAGCTAGAAACTTTAGAAGTAGTTACATTGATACCATTAGTAAACTGACCAACAATATTAGAAGTAGATACATGCCTAACCCAGTAATAAAAATTTGCATCGAGATCTACAGTGTCTGCATATACTTGAGCTCGAGTAGTATCAATACGAGTAGCACTACCTATATCATTACTTGTATGACGCCATACTTCAGTAAAAGCAAAGTTACCAAACTGTGCTAAGTCCCATTGTAAGATAATTTTTTGAAATGCTCCTGTTCCTGAAAACCCAGTAACATCTGGCGGTATAGTGACATCAACCCTTTCTGTAGGTATAAAAGTATTATCTGGTGTGCCCGCATTTGGATTAAAAGGATTTTCTAAAAAGTTTTCAGCTAATCCAGTATCAATAAGTTCTCGTACTGTTACTGCTCTATCTTTTGGGTCACCTGTTCTGCCAAGACGTACTTTTAGTGCCTCATCAACTGCAGCTAAATATGTTTTTAGTTGTGGATCAACATTAGAGGGTATTGGTGGTATTGCAGGTAATTTAGTTGCGTCGGTAGCCATTAAATAGACCTCAATTCTTCTATTGCTTCTCCTATGCAGATTTCATTTATAGTATGCGCACCTGATACTTCTACTTCATACACTTTATGTACACCAGTGGGTAACCTTAAAATTGGTTCTATAATTGATGTTGCACTAAAAGAAGTTGGAGCAGAACCTGTTGCACTAAACGCAGATCCAGAAGCTGTAATTGTAGCATCAAATATTTCTGTGCCATCCCCAAGCACCTTCACCGTAATACCAGAACCAGAATATGCTTCAGCTTCTACTTTTACAAAATTCATACTAGTAGCTTTAGGTAAAACAAACTGTGCGGTTTTAAATGTTTGCGTAGTATTTGTATTACTACCTTGAAAAAGTTCTACCTGAGCATTACCACCACCAGAATCATAGTCAATAAGGTACAATTCATTATCATCAGGATCAGTAAAACCACCTTGTGCATGACCTGTAGCTATTGAACTAAGTGTTGTAAAAGCATTCTTACCACCACGGGGGTCAAACATAAAACCTCCGTATGCAGAACCAGTATAATATTGTCCTACATATTTACCCTGCCATAAAAAACCCTTGATTGTAGAGGGATAGAACTGTGCCTGCCATTGTTTAGGTGTGATTAATCCTTCAGTTAATACACTAATTTCGTTACCCGCTGCTCCTACTAAACCATCTGGTGAAGCATAAATAGCCACATCTCCCATATCTACAAGGGACTCTTTATTCAGACACGCTTGTGCCGCTTCCATACGTATCACACTCATAGACTGTGGGTCTGTACCTACAGCAATATATGGTGTACCTTTTGTAGCTACAAAGAGTGCCTGCCCTGCCATGGCTATACCAACAATTTCATCTTCAAGTGTTATACGATAAGCTACTGGCCAAGCATGTGGTAAAAAAGGTTCCGAAAAACAAAGTCGTTTACCACTAAAACCAGCAAAGATACCGTTAGCCATAGCAGTTAAACCCAACATCTGTCCGTTAGGGTAAGTACTAGTGTCATCGTCCGGTGGTGCAATCCAGTAAGTAGAAGGTATTATCTCAGCTAAGGCATCATTATTTAGGTTATCTGTCGTACTTGCGGTAGCTAAGGACACCTCTTTTACAAACTGAAAGTTAGTAGTATTAGAACCGGTATTAGAACGGTAGATACGTTTATTAGCTAAATTAGTATTACTTTTAGAAGTAGCAGTATCCATACCAGAGATAGTTACAGTTTGCCCATCTACTTTTGATAATACCGTAGACGCCGGCGACGGTGGACCTTCTTCACCAAATGCAGATACAAAAGTATATACATAAGATGTACTGTATTGTGTTTGTGTACCATCATCTGTACCAGAAGTTATACTAGTACTTGCCGCGCTAGTCGGTGCAGGTATACCTAGTCTAAAAAAACTTCTTGGATAAGCACCAGAACCAGAAGCAAGTAGTTGTGTAGAACTACCCATTTGTGGAAATCCAGCACCCGTCCAATACAAACGATCAAAAGCGTCATCTGCAATAGGTCCCGGTTGTACATCTACAGCATTGGTAAATTCTAAGTTATAAACTTGACCACCAAAATCGTATCTATATAAACCAGCCCTAGCTGCTGCATTTAATGTAGCCACTGTACTATTACTAGTAACTGGCGTTAACACACCACGATCTAGATCCGTATTGTTTGCCGTTTGCCCTAAACCTTCAGCTAATAACCTAGGAGAAATTTGTGGTGCAATACCATTAAAATTAACTAACTTAAAATAAGCCATATATTAGTCGTCTCCTCTGGCTACTTTCTTTTGTTTTTCAAAAGTTCTAAGTCCTGCCATACCAAGCATAGCCATAAGTATGGTAGATAGTTGAGTAAAATCAAACTCTGGCATATCTACTTTTACACCAGACAATGCAGCAATCCACTCACCTACAGGTAGTACAATAAAATGCACCATCATTGCAACTGAGCAACCCCAGCCTACAGACGGGCGCCAGCCCGCTACAAACCAGTTCTTACTAGCTGCTTCTACTTTATTAACTTCTATTTGAGCAAGATTAGCTGTTTGTAATTGTGTCTTGAGCTCATGCTCAAGTTTCATCTTTAAGTTTTTGTCAGCAACGAACTTGTTTAGAACACTGCCAGCTATACCTACTACTGATTTTGTTATTGGATCCGCCATAAATACCTCCTATGTGCGTAAAAAATATACTAATAATCCTATTCCTGCGGCTACGACAATCCACATAAATCTCTCTATGAACCGTCCTGTATTAGAATTGACATCGGATTGTGACTCTACGTCTTCTAAACGTTGTTCTATCTTATCCATTCTAATAAAGAACCTATCGTTCTGCCTTAAAACGGTAGCTACTCGTTCTTCAATACGAGCAATAGACACGACTGCATCTGCTAGTCGGTCGAGTTTTTCTTCTATTTTCTCTAGTCTTTGCTCTTGTGAATCACTCATAACTCCAAACCCAAGGTCTTGGTCTGGTGCTAGTAGCTTCTAAAGTGTCTAGATGTATAAATCTAGAGTCGCCATGTTGTTTCACACCAAGCCCGGTTATACCATGTTGTAACGCTACTTCTATACACCTTAAGGCGTCCGCGCCCCGAATGAGTATGTCTACAGCCTTGCCACTTGCGTGAGCTCCCGGTTGTGATTTTTTTGCTTCTATAGGATGCGTTGGATCTCTATAGGCACTTGTTATTATAAACGGAATTCCTACTTCTTCACGTATTTTTTCAAGAGTTTCCATGAACTCTGGGTCCATTTTACATATACCAGTATGCTTACACTTGAGTTCGTCTTCAGTAAAATATTTCCACATAATTCAAGACCAATCGCCAAACCTCTTAACAGAAGATGGTATTTTAAAAGGTACCCCTTTATTTTGCACTAATGTGTACACTAATTGTTGTTGTTGAGGTGCAGACCTTTTCCCGTACTCTTTCCACCAATTAACCTTAGCCATTTCTTTTTCCATATGTTGATAAAATGAAAAATCAGCATTTATATCAAGTCCTAATTCTTCTTTAACTAAATGCAGTGGCTCATGTAATCTGTCATGCCAATTTATTGACAGCATCCAAGGACATCTTTTACCATTTCTATATGCTTTCCACACTAATTTAAGAATATCATAATGCTGTAGTTTTATTGAGTGTACTTCTTTTACCCTTCGTTTTAATACAGCTAACCCAATAGGATTTCTTAAAAACTCTATAAGAGCACCAATTATAGAAAAAAAGATTATTGTAAAAAAACTTCTACGAAAACTTTTAGCAATAGTAAAACTTATAACAGAAAGCTCTCCCATAGTAGTGTTTTTTAAGTCAAAAAAGAAATGTATTAAGTCATGTTCTGCAAATATAGCTGCCCAAAATTTTTTTTCTTTTTCAGTGAGTTTAAAATTTTTTTTAGTTTCTTTTGCTATTTTTAATCCATCTTTTAATAAATCTTTATCATAATCAGGTGACTCCCAAAAATCTTTCAAAGCTGCACCAAAGGTGCCTCTTAAAAATTTACCTTTAGAAACCACATCTCTTAAAGGTTCTTGCTCAAAAAATGTTTTTGCATAGTCTAGTTTTTCAAATCTTTTTAAAAGTCTTTTGTTTGATTTAACATCAAA